CGAGAGTATTTTGCAGAAAACTCCCATCTTTGACCGCCAATGTTTCTTACTTGGGTTCTACCAGACAAGCTTGTGCTAGATAAATTATAAAACTTACTAGTAAAGCTTACTGACTCAAATACAGGTGTTGTTGGGTATTGTCCACTCATGTTAGTTTTGCCTTTCCGCTATTATTAACAGCTCTGTTGACCATGCTAACTATTTGGCCTCTGCGAGAGTTTAAGAGCGCATCAAAGCCCTTAGTGTCGTTAGCCATAATATTGAAGTTAACATTTACATTTTGCGTTTTACTAGATTCTTGGTCACTATTAACTGCTCGTTTTAGGTTTTCATTTGTAGCTATTCTACCTGATGTTCCCATACTTAATAGCTCTGGCCCACGCTCACCTACTAAGTAAGACTCGCCGCTACGCACCTGACCACCAGTAGCGCGACCCGCAATTGCCGTACCTGCAACTAAACCAGCCGAAGCGTAACCCATAGTTCTAATTCCTGTCGCAGTAGCAAACCAAGCAAGAGGGCCACCCAAAACTGCCGATTGCGCAGCAGCCGCATTAGCTGCAACTTCCGTTGAAACTATAATCTGAGCAATTGCAATTGCTTTTTGCAAGGCAAATAATACTTTAGCTTCTTTACTACCTTCTTCTGCAATGCCAGACAATTGACTTGTAAATCCAGATAATGCGTTCAGAGCTTGCATTCTAACTGCATTCTTGGCTTCTTCTTCGCCTACTGCTATTTGTGTACGATCCTTAGCGCCTTTGTCCTCAATTTGTTTTTTAGCCGTTTCAAATTCTTGCAAAGAGATTAATTTGGCATCACGATCAGCAGTTATACGGGCTAATTCCTCAGACTCATGGGATTGAAGTAATTCTCTCTCGCTCATTAAGCCACGTTCAATTACAGTAAGATTCTCTTGAGCAGCAGCTATCATGACTTCACGTTTTGCAGTTTCATTTCTAACAAACTTTTCTAAGTCTTCTTCAGTTTTCTTATCTTTCTTTTCTTGCTTCGCAATTAATCGCTGCTCTTCTTTTGCTGCTTTTTCGGCAGCTTTGGCTTTTTCCTTTGCTAACTTAGCAGCGGCTCTAGCATTTGCTTTGATTTCTGCTTGCTCATCTTTATAAGCTTGAATTAAGCGTAATTTTTCAATAATTGCTTCTTTGTTAGAGCCGGTAGCGCCAACTTGAGAAGCTTGGTATTCATACAGAGCATCGCCAGTCAATGTTAATTCATTGTACTCATTATTTAATTGTTTAATTAAGTCTTCAGTAGCGGTTGTTACATCATCAGTCCTAGATATTTCTTCATCCCTTAAAGAGTTTAATCGTTCAATTTCAGCAGCAAGCTTCTCTTGTCTTTCGGTATATGCCTCTGTAGTTTCACCGGCAACGGCCTGCCCTGTTGCGTGGTTGTAAGTAAGTTTTATACCTTTTTCTTGCTCTTTGCTTAATTCTGCTATAGCTTTATCAAAATTTTTGACCTTTTCAACAGATAAAGACCTTTCGTATGCCTTGGCAGCAGGGCCAAGTGCATCAAACTTTTCGCCAAGTGTTTTCATATCTTCGTCAAGAGCTTCAAAAGCTTCTGACGCAGTATTTAACTGGCTAACTAACAACCCACCAATTAAAGCACCAAACGCAATTAGCGCACCAAAGACAGCACCACCAGGGCCAAAGATAGAGGCAAGTTGCGGCCCCTGTTGACCAATAATAATGAAAGCGTCAGTTCCAGACTGTGCCTGTACCGCAATATCTTGCAACTGAAAAGAGGCTTGCTGGGTAGCGCCTCGCATAGACTTGAATGGCGCAACAGTTTGGCCAGCTCCCTTGCCAACGCCTTTTGTTTTCTTCTCTGCTTTCTCGCCAGATTTAGCTAAATGATCTAATTCGGTAGCAGCTTCTTTAGCGCCTTTTGTTTCAACGCCAATGATTAGCGTATTCATTTCAGCCATGATTATTAGTCTCTTTAGAATGCAATAAATCAAGCGATCTAATTGCATCTACCTCAAAAGTAGATAAGTTGCCATAGATAGCCATGTAATCTTTGATTTGAGTATAACTGATAACGCCACTGGAAGCATTCTTGAGAGACACGAAAAGAACCCACAAATAAGTGAGTTCATCACGCAAAGTAGGTTGCTCGTCTAGCTCTTTAGGGTTTCTACCTAAAGATTTTGCTATTTGATTTAGATTATCTAATCGGCTAACTTTAGAACCTTTATCGTAGCCAGCAGCCCAAAAATGCCACTGACCAAAGGCTTCTAACTCTTCAATTAGCCCTTGATAAAATTTTTGCGGTCAGCTACAGCAGCATCTAACTGAGATGCAACATTAGGTGATTGATTATATAACTTAGCAGCAACCTTTGGGCTGAACTTAACATCTTTACCTTGATCTTGAAGACCTCTCCAAGATTTAGTCACCGATACAAGAAGATCAATCTCACCACCCTCTTCCTTATTAAGCAGCTTCCTGTGATAAGCCCTGACAGCCTCTCTGTACGCTTTAGAGTCCACACCCATTACGGTTACATAGAAATCAGTTTCTTTGCCGTCTAAGGGGCTTTTAATGCATATCTCTACGCCTTCGTTGTGCGCGTCAGCAGTGTATAACTGTTTTAAATCCATACTCTCTCTCCAGAGTTAATTAAGGGGCTTTTCAGCCCCTTTAGGTTTGTAGCTTTTATATTACTAGGGTTGGCGTGTAATTTTCAACTGGGTTGCTGCTGTAGAATCATAAAGAGCTACAAAATCCAATGAAATAGTTACTGCACCAGGGCCTGCTGCTTCTGGGTTACCAGAGTTGTACTTAATTTTAGGCATTAGGAAAATATAATCTTTTCCTGCTGAGTCAGTTAATGTGAACTGCAAAGAAGACTCTGTTTCGTTCACAAACTTGTTAAGCAGTGTAATGTCTTCAAAGTAAGCAGTTACGGAACCTGTCACAGTAGACTTACCGATAGATGGCTCAAGAGTCGTATCTTGACCAACAACGTATAGTGCTTCCATACCGTTATCAATACTTAGCTCTAGTCCAGTAACAATAGCAATAGAAGAACCGCCTTCAGTAATTGATCCAGTAAATGAGTCAAATGGTGCGGTAGTAGTTTCCGCAGTGTAAGTCGATCCTGTTATAGCTGATCCGGTTGCCGTAAAGCCGCTACCAATCACGCCAAACGAGCCTGTAATCATTGAATTAGGTGCAACAGACAAAGACATTGTATTAATACTGCAACCAGTAGATCGCAAATACTTACCAATATCTTCATGGTGTCGCTCGATAGTAAAGCTTCTGCGAGTTGTACCTGCTTTAAGAATGTTAGTTGCCCAAGTTCCTGCTAAAGCAGCTTCAATAAAGTCATCAAATGTTCCGTAAGACAGCTCGATGTTTACATCACCAGAAACATTTTTGTTGCCGTGACGGAAGTGAGCGATCTGACGATCATCGCGCAATTCTTCTGATTCGATTGCATCTTTAGATAGACCCAAAGTTGTACCAGTGTGGCGCAAGTTTTGGAAGCCTGGGGTGCTTGGAGTAGTACCAAACGTAGATTCGGCTACATACGCCAAATTGTGTCGTGAACCTGTTGCTATAGTCATAATTTACCTCGGCGCTACATGAGCCATATAATTAATTGTTACTGAAGTGACGAATCTTTCTTCGTCAATAAATCCTGCGTTTCTTGATACATTACCAAGCCGAACATAAACACCATTGTACAACAAATCAGTACCACGTTTAAAATGGTCAGCAATAGCATCTAATTTCTTCTCTGAAGCTCCTCGGCCTTTACCTGCTGGAGCAAACACATCTATTTGGTATATACCTACATATTCATCTAAACCGCCATTACCTAAGCCTGCTTGAACTGTAGGGGCTGGTAAATGAGTCGGCCTTAGATATAATTTATTCTTGACTGGCTTAAAACCAATATTTTCCCAAGCTATAGGGGATCGGCCTGCAAGAGAATCTAATCTTACATCTAATGCTGTACTAATATCTGAAAACACTGTACTCATTTGACTACCTTATTTATAGCCTTATCAATTGCTTGCTGAAAAGCCGCTACATTAACTCTTACCATTCCAGCGGGAGCCTGAGTAGAGTATCCAAACTCAATTCTACCCGCATAAGGCAGATTGTTGGCCAAGTACAAATTTTGACCAGTTGAAGACTGAACTACTTTAGTTATACCGGCTATAGTGTTAGCACCGTTAGTATCTCGTATATCTAAAATAGACTTCTCTGGCGTAGACACGCTTGCTTGCCAGTTAGCTCTAAGCTTGCCTGGTTGATAATCTTTAGGGGCTTTACGCTCACCCGCAGGTTTCCATGAACTCTGGATTACCCACAGGTGTTTGTTTAACAACCCTAGTAAACAAGTCAATAGCAGTTACTTGCACCACTTCCAATGCGTCACGATGTGATTTCTCTGCAAATTCTTTAAGGTCTAAGGTGAAGCTCATAGAACACATCCGTACCCGAAGGAGAAGTAGTATCAACCTGCATGACTCTGTAATTAATGCCGTCAAATAACAAATTATCGTCGATTAACGGCTCACCTAATCCTGCCTCAACTAACAGCTTAATGTCACCCACTTGGATAGACATTGTTGATTTCTCAAACTGCCCGTATTGCGATCTAACTGCTTTGAGCTTTAGCTCATTAGTTAAACCCGTATACAACGACCCTGACGTTGGATTATACCTTCTACCAACATCACGGGTAATAACAGCTTCAGCGCCAAAGTTTTTAATCAGGCCAGCAGCAGTTTTGCGTAATGTAGCGTAATCAAACACGGATCACCCTGGCAGTTTTAATAAGTAGCTTTTTCATCTTTGTCTCAGCCGCAGTGAGATATGTATCTGCTCTTGAGCTTGCCTTATATTCTACAGCAATGCTATCAACTTTTTCTTTTAGCGTTTCACGGCCTTGGTTAGCCAGTGGATTAACGCCGCCATCAATTGCTATACAAAGCTCCATCTCAGCCTCTTTCAGCAAGGTTGGGATATCGGCTGAATCGACATAATAGTTATCAACCTCAGCGCCGTATCGAGGCCATTGCAGAGCTTGTGCGATGCTTGTTTTAGTGCCAATAAACATCTTAGATTCTAAGTAATCCATCGCCTTCAATATCAAGACAGAAGATGTACCAGTTAATGTAATGCCGCGATCCGCAGCATAAGTGGACAAGTCTGACGCGCTAACGTAAGAATTAGAATTAGTTAAACCTGCACCTGTTTCTACAACTATTGTTGCCATTTATACGTCCTCAATCCAGCCATGAAAGGCTGCTTCTACTGTGCAAGTTTTATCGTGCGATACCTCAATTGCGACTACTGTTCCAGCAGGAAACTGCAAAGGTACAGGCAGCGTAAATAAAATTGAGTTATCTTGTGTTGACATCGCGTTATACGGAAGAAGCAAAAACGGATCGTCAAATAATTTACTGTTATACAGGCTTGATACTAAAGTAAATGTACATCTAGCATCAGCACTACCGCTAGACGAACCTACAGTAGTGTCAGCAACAAAAAGCCTTTTGCCCTTTGGAACCATTCTAGCACTAGATTTTTGTAACCTTTGATTAATCATAATTGTGGCACGAACAACACCAAAAGCCAAAGCGGTAATAATACCTTGAGCATGGCCCCTAGCAATACTGCCACTGCCTGCACCAAAAGTATAGACGTGCATTTCATTAATAAACCGGATATCTGTTGCGACACTTGTAACTAAAGACGCACCAGCCATGGTTATTATTTCGGATTG